ATTAAATATTCTGTTTCAAATCCTAGATGTTTTATCTTTCTAATCCATCCTTTTCTGCCACCGCCGTAAAGCCTTTTGATGCCAGCTTTCTTAGCGAACTCCTCTATATGAGGTAGCATTTCTTCTAGTTCTTCGTAATTACCACCACAAAATAAAAGATTCATGGCTTTCACCTGTGGATATATTACAAATTCTGTTATGTATGCAGACTTTTTGCCTGGCCATAAATGGAATATACCATGTCTTATTTTATCTTCTATATCGTCAATTGTATAGGAATCTTGATACTTTACAGCTTTTGCTATATAGGGTTTACACCTTTCCCATTCAATTTCCCAAGGCTCTCTTTGCTCCTTTGGGTGTAATTCAACTACTGTATTAGTCGCCTTTTGCATATTCTACGATGCTCGCATAAACAGTTAAATTACCAGCACGATCTGCTTGTATTTTTACAACATCGCCTTGGTGTAATACTAAACTTCTAGTTAATAATTCTTCAGTATTGTAAGCAGTAATAGTAAATTCTTTAAATAAGGTATAAGTAGTAGCCTCATGCGTTACAGTAACTGTTATATTGGTTTGTTGATTATCATGGTCACAAACCAAAATAGATTCAATGATTGCAAAAGTAAAATCATCACCGCTTGGGGATGTATATAATGTTGTTAAATCTGTAGTGGTAAGTATTTCATGCGCTGTTTCAGCTCTTTGTATATATTGTCTTTGTGAGGATAAATCCATTATCTTCTACCTCTTGGTCTTATATTTAATCTTATATTACCAACTTGGAAATCTTGTGTTGTGCTACCTGTTACAGTCATCTGTACTTGTCGTGCTGTAAACCTAGCATCGGTATATCCATCATTCTCAAAGGTAAAACTACCAAAGTCTGTCTCGCTACCTAGAGGGGTAAACTTACCTTTAAAACTTATTGTTACACCTGGTAATGTGTTTGCTTCTTCGTCTGGAATAATCTGATTACATTGTACATAGTTATCACCGTTACCTAATTCTATTGGACCGCTTGTGCAGAATGGCACATCGCTGTTTAAGTTTGGTGAGTTAGATAATGTGGTTGATTCGTGTTCGTAAATAAAACCAGCTGAATCACCAGCAATAGGAAAGTCAAACGCACCTTGGTCAATCCAACAACCTCTATCTAAAGAACCTATAGACCAAGTATTTTCTAAATAATTCCAGATTACATATTTATTTGGTCTGTATATACCTTCTCCGCTTGGAAAACCCCACCATATTTCGTTAAAGTTAGAGTTGTGTCCACCCCAACAAGCTTTTCTTCCTGGTACATTTAGTTGGTCATATACATAATCATGCACATCGCATGGTATTTCTCTTACAACACCATCGTAAACAAAGAATGAGTTTTCACCCATCCACGCTAAAAAGTTTCCTGTTTGTACTACTGATCTTCTACTTACCGCTTTACAGTTTGCACCTGCTGCGGTTATACCATAGACAAAAGGTGAGCCTACATAGCTCATTCTATCTATACCAGTATCACTAAAAACTATGACATCGTTTTGGTATTTAACTGCTAATAATGCACGACCACCTGTTGGTATTTGCACATCACCTGCTGTATTGGTAGCTTTAGATGTCCAAGTGTTTCTATCTTCTCTATCGCTCCATGCTACTCTTCTAGGATCTCCACCAGAACCAATAGCAACTAAGTGCCTTTCATTGGTCACTAGGACAGCCTGACAGCCTGTAGGAGCGTTTGTTACAACTGTACCTATGGTATCAGCTGTTCCGCCTGAAACTGGCCTCCACTTGTATATCTTGCCATCACCAGAAAAACAAAAGATTAAATCCTCACCCCAGTTATCAAAGGAGAAATGACCTGAGTCAAGAGGTAGTCCAGATTGGCTTCTAGCGTCACCATAATCTTCTACGTTATAGTTGTATGCACCGTAACCAAGAGGATCGTTATCAGCATCGTTTACAAAACCAACTGGTGTTATATCAGTCCAGGTATTGTCGTATAAGACATAAACTTTTTGTCTTGTACCAACAGCTAAAACAGATGCACCTAAGTTGTCCTTATAGGCATACATACCTATAGGCTCACCATCAAGTGCTGTAGTTTTTAGTTTTGACCAACCACCAATCGGCTTAAGATAGCCGTTTTCAAAACGCACAAGATTGCCGTCAACCCAACGACCTTTGTTAGCATAGTCAGTACCATTTTTGACTATGCCAGCTGGCGGAGTTACAGGCAATAGTGCCATTTTTAGCTATTGGATGATATGTAGCTTTTACCAGTTGAGATCGCAGTTGTATAAGATGTTTTATCTTCTGAACTACCAGCTACATCTGGAGTATTATCATCTTCATCAACAGGTGCATAGGCTAAGACCAGTTCTAAGTGGTCTACGTTTCTTTGTACCATATCGTTAATATCTGATTGCTCCATACCTTCAACATCCCAAGTTCCAGCGTTTATACCGTTGATAAGTGTTACGCTATCTGTTGCTGCTGTTAAGACTTCGCTTACTGTTTGTGCCATATTATTCTCCTTTTAAATTAACCTTCTAGGGTTTCTATTCTTGATTTTAAATCATCAATTATTGTTTGTTGTTCTTGTATAGCTTTTAATAAAAATACTGATAATTGTGAATATTTAACTGAATCAGGTTGTGGTTCATCATATCCTTCAATTTCTTTTTTATTTACTAAATGCGGTATTTGTTCTTCAACTTCTTCTGCAATTAAACCAATTTGATTGGTATATCCGCCTTCTTTGTAGTCAAAGTTTTTAACAGTTAAGTTATTTACTTTTTCAAGTATTGAATCTGTATATTCAGATATATTTTCTTTATATCTTTGTGAAGAAGATACTACATACATTTCACCTGTTGATGTATTGTAATTAACATCACTTGTTGCACCACCATATCCAATTGCAGGTACATATAAATAACCATTATTTGTTAAATATAATCTAGGATTAGCATCACCATCTGAAAGAACTATATGGTTACTTGCGGTTCTTATATCTAAGCCGCCATTATTACCATCATAACGACCAATAATAGTATTAGCATCACCAGATGTTATAGCTGAACCAGCATTTTGCCCTACAAAGGTATTATCATTAGAATTTACTGCTGTACCTGCTGAATCACCTATAAGGGTATTTCTTGTAGTTGTTGTTACAGCATCACCAGCAGACCAACCAATAGCAGTGTTACTACCACCTGTAGTTTGCAAACCTAAAGCTGAATCGCCAATAGCAGTATTTCTTGAAGCTGTAGTATTAGCATCTAATGCTTGGTTACCTACAGCTGTATTACCTGCACCTGTAGTGTTTGCTTCTAAAGCAAAGTAACCAACTGCTGTATTGTTAGAAGCTGTGGTGTTATCTCTTAAAGCGGCATATCCTAAAGCTGTATTATCTGAGCCTGTAGTATTTGCTCCTAAAGCATCCGTACCAACTGCAGTAGAATTAGAGGAGGTGGTGTTAGCATCTAAAGCTCCTTTACCAACAGCTACAAGTGAAGAACCTGTAGTGTTTGCTGTTAAAGCGTTGTAACCAACTGCTGTATTACTATTTGCTGTAGTATTAGCACCTAAAGATGCTCTACCTATTGCAACATTATTAGCACCTGTGGTGTTACCATCTAGTGCATAAGCACCAAGAACGCTGTTAGAAGCACCAGTAGTGTTAGCGCTCAAAGCGTTATAGCCTATTGCCGTATTATCATTAGCGGTAGTGTTTGCGTCTAAAGCATTACCACCTAATGCGGTATTTTCAGAGCCTGTAGTGTTTGTTTTTAAAGCATCATGTCCTAATGCCGCGTTATTTGAACCTGTTGTATTGTTAAATAAAGCTCTGTCTCCAACAGCAGTATTGTCATTTGCTGTAGTATTAACTTGTAAAGCTCCGTAACCAACAGCAACATTATTGCTTCCAGTGGTATTAGAAAGCATAGTATCAGAACCTAAAGATAAATTATTTGTACCTGTTGTATTAGCTCCTAATGCATCTTTACCTAAAGCTGTATTTTCATTACCTGTCGTATTTGCATCTAAAGCACCTGTACCAACTGCTGTATTATCTGCACCTTCAGTGTTTGCTGTTAAAGCATTAGTACCTATAGCTGTATTATATCCACCACTTGTAAGACTATCTAAAGCTGTATCACCTAAAGCTACGTTATTTGTACCAGTTGGATAATTACCATCAAGTTTAATTGTTCCACCGTCTACTGAAAGGTTACCGCTTACAGTTAAACCTGTAAGAGTTCCAACGCTAGTTATGTTGGTTTGAGCTGCTGTTAAAACTGATCCAGTTAAGTCACCAGTTACATCTCCAGTAATAGATGTATTAGCTGTAAGGGTTGTAAATGTACCTGCTGCTGGAGTTGTACCACCAATGACAGAGCTATCTATTACTGCTCCGTCTAGGTTCATAGCTACTGAAGTACCAGTAGCACTAAATAATCCGTCTACTGTATCAAGGTCAGCGTTTAGCTTTGTACCCCAAGTATCAG